AACAGCAAGTGGTACATATTATCAGAGATGTACAACTACTCAACCAGTGACTAGTTTCACTATGAATAAAACAAGTTCAGCTAAGGGAGCTTACATAGATTATAGTTCAGGCACTGTAATGAATTACATAGGTGCAGATGGAACTAATTCAAAAGTTGGTGTTCCTATAAGTACTTGTAATGTTCACAATTAGGTTTATTAGCTTAACAATCTATTCTATATAAGCAAATGATTTAGACTATTGCCTAGGTCATTTCTTTTTAGTATGTTTGCACTAAATTAAGAAGAGTTATGAAGAAGTTAGTTTATATATTAGTAGGTGTTCTTATATTAACTGGTGCTAGTTTATATTGGTTATATAATAGGTATCAAAAGTTAAGTACAGAGTACTCTACTTCTATTGAGAATATCAAGGCTTATGATGCTGAACTAAGTGGTTTAAAGGATGATACTAGAGTCTATAAACTAACAATAGAACAGCTAAGTTACTTCAATGATTCAATCATTAAGAAGATGAATGAAGTAAGGAAGGGGTTAAATATTAAAGATAGCAAGATTAAACAAATGCAGTATAAACTATCTCATGTTGAGAAGCCTGATAGTGTTATATTAAAAGACACTGTATTTGTAGAATCCTTCAAGTTAGATACTATTATTGGAGATGAGTGGGCTAATACTCATTTAATTATGAAGTACCCTAACTACATTAAGTTTACTCCTAAGTTTAAGTTAGAGAGTTTTTTATTTGTAGAATCTAAGAAAGAAACTGTGAATCCACCTAAAAAATTCTTCTTGTTTAGATGGTTCCAGAAACGACATACTGTACTTAACATCACTGTTAAGGAGAATAATCCTTATGTAGAAACTGATAGACAGAAATTTATAGAAATAATAAAATAAATATGGAAATGGATACTATACAGATTATTAGTTTAGTACTAGGATCCAACTTAGTTAATAGTATAGTTACTTGGGCATTGTCTAGAAGAAAGAATAATGCAGAAGTTAATAGAACTAATGCAGAAGTTGATAGCACCCAATTAGATAACTTAGTTAAACAGTTGGAGTTCTATAAGGAGTTAGTTACAGACTATACACACCAGCTAGATGGATACATTCAAATAAGTAAGGAAAACAGGTTAGAGCTTATGAGGCTAAGGAAAGTTGTTAGCAAGGTAGTAAATGATGTTTGCTTAGCCAAGGGATGTAGTAAAAGAGTGTATATGGATGATAAAGCAGTTGAAGAGTTGGTAGAAGGGGTTAGAGAAGAAGTAAAAACTAAATTAGATAATAATGAAAAGACTAATAAGTTATAATGTATTTGAAGGAGACCCTAACTTAATTGCAGAAGGTCAGATTCTAGTGATTAGAGACAGCAGCTGTAGATAGAATTGCTGATGTACAGCAAAAGTAGTGAAAGTTTGGGAAGGAGTAACAGAAGCTGCTAAATCTTTAGGGTTAGGTCATTCTAATATTAGTGCTGCACTTAGAAAGAGTCATAGGCACAAAACTTGTGGTGGTTATAAATGGGAATACTATGAAGATAATTTTAAAAAGAATAGCTAAAAAAGATGCTTATACTATAGGCAACTTATTTGTTAATAGAGAATTTGTCTGCAATACATTAGAAGACAAAGACAGAGGATTAACTAGTCAAATGTCACTTGAAGAGATTAAGGCTAAGAAGGTATATGGAGAGACAGCAATACCTACAGGTGTTTATAAGTTAAACATGAACACAGTAAGTCCTAAATTCAAAGATAGATCATGGGCTATACCTTATAAGGGTATTCTTCCTAGACTAGAGAATGTTAAAGGATTTGAAGGTGTACTCATACATGTGGGAAATAAACCACAGGATACCCTTGGATGTATCCTTGTTGGAGAAAACAAAGTCAAAGGTCAGGTTATTAATAGTACAGCATCATTCAATAAGCTAATGAAGTTGCTATTACAAGCTAATATAGATGGAGAAGACATTGAGTTAACAGTGGAATAAAAGTAGATTAAAGGGTGTGGTTATTATTAACTAACACCCTTTTATTTTGATACTTTGTTAAGTGTTTTACTTATAGTAAGACTACTGTTAGACTTATACTATTGTGTATATGAAATCTTTTTTAGAACTTTGCGTAGTTTAATTAATGGAGAAGAGTATTATGGAAGGATTAGACATGAGTAATATCCTGTCACCAGATGAGGTTGATAACCTGTTTACTGATGATGGGAGTGAAGAAACACAGGTTATTCCACCTGAAAAACAGGAAGAAGATAAAGATAATAAAACAACTACTGAGATTCCTGAAGTAGACCCTGAAAGTCTATTTGATGAATCAGAGAGCGTAGGTAGTGAGAAAGTAGATACTAAAGGCAAAGAGAGTACCTCTTCTAAAGAGACTGGTGCTTCTCCCAAAACTAACTTCTACTCTTCCATTGCCAGTGCTTTGAAAGAAGAAGGTATTCTCTCAGACCTTGATGATGAGACTTTAAGTAAGATTGAAAGTCCTGAAGACTTTGCTGAAGCTATGGAAGCTCAACTTAAAGCTCAACTTGATGAAAGACAAAAGAGGGTAGATGAAGCACTTCAAGTGGGTATAGAACCTGATGAAATTAGAAAGTATGAAGGAACAATCAGTTACCTTAATACTATCACAGAAGATGCTATCATTGATGAATCTGCTGAAGGTGAAAAACTGAGAAAACAACTTATCTTTCAAGATTTCCTTAATAGAGGATTCAGCAAAGAAAGAGCACAAAGAGAGGCTCAAAAGTCTATTAGTTCAGGCTCTGATGTTGAAGATGCAAAGGAAGCACTAGCAAGTAATAAAGAGTACTTTAAGCAAGAATATGATAATATTATTGCTGAAGCTAGAGAGGCAGAAGAAGCTGAAAAAGCTAGACTTAAGAAAGAGGCAGCAGACTTGAAGAAGGCTATCTTAGAAGATAAGGAAGTCTTTGAAGGGTTAGAGTTGGATAAAACTACAAGAGAGAAAGTTTACAACTCTATTAGTAAACCTGTCTATAGAGACCCAGAAACTGGTGAGTATCTAACAGCAGTCCAAAAGTATGAAAGAGATAATAGACCAGACTTCTTAAAGAAGTTGGGAGTACTCTTTACATTAACTGATGGCTTTACAAACTTAGATAAGTTGGTTAAACCAGCTGCTAAAAAGCAAGTTAGAAAGAGCCTAAGAGAACTGGAACACACTATCAACACTACTAGAAGAAATACAGATGGAAGTCTTAATTTCATGTCAGGTGTAAGTGATGACTCAGAATCAAAGGTTTCAGACTACGATATTGATGTGTAAATGAGATTGACTAATTTATAAATGTTTAAGACATGGCTGGAAAATTAAGTAAATTCCAAATGATTGGTTTTCAACACTGGAAAGGGTTGACTACTGAAAATCACTTAGGTGCTATATTTCAACGTGCACCACAAAAGGCAACTAATCTTATGGTTCAGTTGTTAGCTTTCCATAGAGGAAAGACACTTGATACATTCCTTAATTCATTCCCTACTAAGGTATTTGACGATGATAGTGAATACTACTGGGATGTTATTGGTTCTTCAAGAAGAAATATTCCTCTGGTAGAAGCTAGAGATGAAAATGGTACTGTTATTACATCAGCTACTGAAGGTAATGTTGGTGTTGGAGGTGCTCCTTTCTATCTTGTATTCCCTGAAGACTGGTTTGCAGATGGTGAAGTTATTGTAGGTAACTTGAATCAAGTATATCCTCAGAGAATTCTTGGTGATGGTAGACCTGAAGGTACTAACTGTGTGTATAAGGTAGAACTTATGGGTGGTAACAGCAAGGGTATTCCTGTAGAAAGATTACTTGCTGGTGAAAGATACTCAGTAGAGTTTGCTCCTGTTGAAAGAGAACTCTCTAGAAAGGTTGGTGATGTTAGATTCACTAGTCCTGTTTCTATGAGAAATGAGTGGACTACTATTAGAATTCAACACAAGGAACCAGGTTCTAATCTTGATAGAAAGCTTGCTGTGGGTATTCCTATGGTACGTAGAGATGAATCAGGTAAACAAGTTAAGGACACTGCAAATAAGTGGATGCACTATGTTGAGTGGGAAGTTGAATGCCAGTTCTCTGAATATAAGAACAATGCAATGGCTTTTGGTACTTCTAACAGAAATATCAATGGTGAATACATGAACTTTGGTAAGTCTGGTAATGTAATTAAGACTGGTGCTGGTATCTTTGAACAGACAGAAGTAGCTAATACTATGTACTACAATGATACTAATGGCTTAATGAAGTTGTTGCTGGATGCATTGTATGAACTGTCTGCTGGTAAGTTAGGCTTTGGTGATAGAAAGTTCATCATAAAGACTGGTGAAAGAGGTGCGTTAATCTTTAATAGAGAAGCTAAGAAGACTACTTCTGGTTGGATGCCTATCATCTCAACTCAGAATCCTCCTATCTACTCTAAGGTTGCCAGTAACTTTGCACAGAATGCAATTGCAGTAACTGACTATCAGGTAACTGAATGGAGAGCACCTAATGGTGTATTGGTTACTCTTGATGTTGACCCATTCTATGATGATCCTGTAAGAAATAAGATTCTGCATCCTGAAGGTGGTGTAGCTTTCTCTTATAGATTTGATATTTGGTACATTGGTACTATGGACCAACCTAATATTCAGAAGTGCGCTATCAAGGGTCAAACTGAATTTAGAGGTTATCAATGGGGATTCAGAAATCCTTATACTGGACAGATGGGTAATCCTAATATGTCCTATGATGAGGATTCAGCTGTAATTCACAGAATGGCAACTTTGGGTACACTGGTATTAGACCCAACTAGAACAATGTCACTTATTCCTGCAATCCTGCAAGGATAATAATACTAAAAAGGAGGATTAACACTCCTCCTTTTTCTTTTTTTTAAATACTAAATGGAGAAGTAAATATGGCAAGTAAGAGAGTGGAAGAAGAACTTGACTTAGAAACTATTAATAGTGAAACAACTATAGTACCTCAGATACCTGAGGAAGTTGAGGAACAACTACCTGTAAGAAGAGGTAGAAGTAATAAAGAGGCAGTTATCAATGAACCAATTAATTGTCTTAGGAATGAAAGAGTCATAGTAAGATATGTACCCAAAGAAAGTGGTATTGTGACTAACCCAAAGCATATTCTGTATGGAGGTATGGCTGAAAATGCAGTTAAGTATTTTACAGTTCCTCAATTAGAATCTGGTAAGTTAGTTAATATTCTTACTGATGGTGAGAAAGAATTCCTTGAAGACATAATGGGTCTTGAATTTAATGCTCTTTCAATTTATAAGAAAGAAAACAATTATTGGTCTAATAAACAAGTTAGATTATTGAAACAAGATAATATACTTGATCTATCAGACCCTGAGCAATATATCAAATATAAGATATTATTGGCTAATAAAGATGAGATTGCTCCTTCACTTCAAGCATTACAAGATATGCCTAAGGCTACATATAAGTATGTAATTATCAAAGAAGGTGAAGAAACTTCAAATGCTAGACAGGAAATGTCAGCTACAATGCAAGCTTATATGGAATATGGTAAGTATGAAAATGATGCAGATACTCTTAGAACTATCATTGAAACTATTGATGGTAGACCATTAGCCCTTAATACTAAGATTGAGTTCTTGCAAACTAAGATTAACAAACTCATTCAGGCTGATGCTAAGTTGTTCTTAAAGGTTATCACAGACCCTCTGTTATCTACTAAGGTACTTATCAAGAGGGCAGTTGAAGGTGGACTTATTGCTAATAGAGGAGGCTTCTTCTATTTAAGAGAAGACAATAGTCCTTTATGTAGTAATAAAGAAGACCCAACCTTTAATATGGCAGCTAAGTTCTTAGCTTCACCTAAGAACCAGACTATTAAGTTCAGCTTGGAAGCTAAACTGAAAGAATAATGAATGTAACAGAATTCTTTGATAGGTTTAATGTCCTATACAATAACATAGATTCTAATGCTGCTCCAGGCTTAAATGGTTATGAGATTAGTGTTTGTTTAACAAAAGGTCAAGAAGAGATTATAAAGAATCACTTTAACCCTCAAGGTAATAAGTACCAAGAGGGTTTCAGTGACTCACCTAAAAGAGATGCAGACTTTAAGAATTTGATTAAGACATCAGCAACTCCCCAACTTATACCACTAGACCCAGTATATAGGTTAGATAGTAGAAGTGTTGTATTTAAGATTCCTGATGATGCATTCATACTTTTAAATGAGCAGTTTCATACTGATCTTATAAAGTACTCTCCTTTAATGCCTAAATATCTCACACCTGCTGAATTTAATGCTGCATTAAAGAAACCCTTCAAGTATCCTTCAAAAGCTGAAGCTTGGGTGATACAAGGTAATCATACTGAAGTTGGAGGTACAATTGAAGTATTATCAAATCCTCCTGTACAAACAGTAACATTTAGATATATAAAAAGACCTGCTCCTATTATAGTAGAAGACCTTACTCAGTATAATACATCTATTAATGGAGTTAGTACAGTTTCTGAATGTGAATTAGATTCAAGCATACATGAAGAAATACTTCAAAGAGCTGTAGAAATAGCTAAGGCTGCTTATACAGGAGGTGTAAATACTAGTATTCAAATGGGTCAAAGAAGTGAATAGTTATGAATAGATTTGAGATGAGTAATGAGATGGATGTTCTTCTTAGTGCTTATACACTGGATGTAGCTATTGTACTTGATGAATATGAGAAGTCTGTATATCTAACTAAAGCTCAAGAGGATATTGTATTAGAGATATATAATGGTAGAAACAACCTTGGTATTTCATTTGAATCTAATGAAGAAGCTAGGAGATTTCTAGTTGAAGCAGTTAAAGAGTTTAATAATGAAATAGCTACTCCTGCAAAGGAGGCTAATATTACATTACCTCTTGATGTATGGTTTATAACCTATGAAGAATGTATTCTAAGTGACACTACATTAGGGTGTAAAGATGGTAAGACTGCCTTAATAACTCCTATTAGACAAGATGAGTTATATAAGGTGTTAAAGAATCCATTTAAAGGACCTTCAGATAATAGAGTACTTAGAATAGATATTAATGATTCTATCAGGCTAATATCTAAATATAACATGAGTAAGTACCACTGTTTCTATCTAAGTAAACCAACTCCTATCATATTAGTTGATATAGGAGACTTAGAGATTGATGGATATTCTACTGCTATGGATTGTATGTTAGATGATAGCTTACATGATATGATAGTAGAGAGAGCTGTTAGATTAGCTCTTTCAAGTAAAGCACAATATGCAAATAAAGAAAATAATAATCAATAATAGCTTTGTTAGTAATAAAGCTAATGTTTAACTTAATACATAATATATTATGGCTGTTTATAGCGTGAACCAAGTAAGACATTTATATGTCGCAAAAAGTCTGAAAACTGGAATAACTGGGTTAACAACTGCTGGTGATATTCTGCCTAAGGCAGATGCAGCTAAGGCTACTCTGTATTTCCAGTATTATAGCCCAGCTGGTCTTGTTGAATCTAGTGATAAGATTCATATTCCTAATGTGACTCATGCAAAGGCTACTCCTTCTGAAGCTCTGGCTAAGAAGTTAGATAGATACCAAGTAGTTTTGGATGCTAATATCAATGGTGGTGCTCCTGTAGCTGGTCAAGATTATATCTTGAGACTTGCTTTCAGACAGTATGTAGGTTTATCTCCTGAAGACCAGTACTGGAAATATGGTATGGTACATGCAGTTAGTGGCATGTCAGCATCAGATTTCTACAAGGCTTTAGCTTTGTCTTTAGGTAAGAACTTAGCAAGAGAAGCTACTCCATTAGTAACAATCTATTTAGTATCAGATGCTTCTGATAGTAAAACTTATACTAAGGTAGATATTGATACAAACCCTGCAACTTTAACTGATACTTATACTGGTATTCAGATTGAACAGGTAGCTCAAGACTGGATTCTTGGTGTAATGCCTCAGGGCTATATTCCTTTTGCAGTTCAGCCTACTAATATCACTTATGAAGGTGATGAGAGAATCTGGGGCACAGTAACTACTATTACTCCTATTAACACTGTTCAAAATGGTCATGAAATTGCAGACCTTGAATACTTCACAATGGGTGCTAGAGGTGACTTGTACAGAAATATGGGATGGCCCAATGTTATTCATACTACTTATTTGGTAGACCCAACTCAGAAGTATGATGTATTGGATATCAATTACTACTGGGCTGGTGGTGCAGAAGATGTACAGAAGTCTCCTAGAACACTGACATTAGTAGCTGTAGATGATGGTAATCACACTGTAATGAATGATCTCATTAATGCAATCAATACTGCAAGTGGTTTGACTATTGCTACTCTGTAAACTGAGTTAACAATTATAAAGAGCATAGATTAAAAACTATGCTCTTTTTTATTACTAATAATTAAGATCATGATACACTTCAATGAACTTCGTATAACCTCTGATGGTAAGTATCTTATTATAGATGCTTCTGTAGATAGTCAGGACTTCTATAATGATATACTATTGGATAGTGTAGTTATAGATACACAAGATACATACATTCTTAATGGTCCTAGTAGTAATCCTGTTTACACTTATACTGTAGGTGATAACTATGATTTAACTTACTCTATACCTGAACAATGTAATTGTAATCCTGTTCTTGAAGAAGAGGGTCAATCATATTGCTTTACTTATGGTTCCTATGAAAAGAAGAATGTAAGACTAGTACTACAAGCAGGAGATATGAACCTAAGTACTCTTAATGATACTATGTTCTTTGTGTATGTAATTACTACAGGGGAACCATCAGCTGATGCACCTGAGAGTACTATTAGTCCTCAAATAATGGGTACTGTGACTAACTTATATCCATACTATCAAAGTATGATGAAGTCAGTTAAAGAGTTGGTTAATGAGTGCAAGATACCTAAGAACTTTATTGATTTTTCATTAAGGTTGAAAGCACTTGAGTTATGTATAAGAACTGGTAATTATCCTCAGGCTATTGTCTATTGGAATAAGTTCTTCAAAGGCAAGATGTCTAAACCAGTAGTAACTAATTGTAGCTGTTATGCATGAAATGGATAATGTATCTTATGATGCTATTTACAGATACTTTAATGCTTTATCAAAGTTTGGTTATAAAAGCTATGGTGATGTAGAGAAGTTAATAGCATTACTTACACTAGATGAGATGCTTCATGTATTTAATGAATACATAGATGAAGATGATTTCAGAGCTATAATAAATGCTATCTATTGTTTAAGTGGAACTACTTGTCTTATAAGATATCCAGAATTTGTTAATCATGATAGTCTTATACATAAGACTAAGATAGGATTTACTACTAGAATAACTGAAGATAATGTTATCAGGGATACTGAAGACTATAGACTTAGAATAGAAGCATAACACTTATAGCCAGTAGATAAAACCAGTAAAGACCTTGTGTATGTAAGTTTAATTACTTACCTTTGCACAAGGTCTTAATTGTATAATTAAATATGTAATAATATGACATGGAGAGAAATTATATACATGTGCTCTGATGAATTAAAGCTTTCTAGTGATGATTCCTACTATACTGAGGATCACTTAAAGTTCTTAATCAGTAAGTACAGAAGTTTCATCTTGAAGCAGCGTTACTCGGATTTAAAGAAGTTTATACCTGAGAGTAACTTTAGTACTATATGCCTTGACTTAATGGAAGTACCTGCAATCTCTGGTGAGCCATGTGAGGGTGGAGTGTATCTTAGAACTACAAAGAAGGTTCCTTTTATGATGAGTATTAAGCAACCTAGAGTATATCCAGTAGACTATTATCAAGGTGAGATTACTTATATTTCAAGAGATAGAATGAAATATGTAGGATTTAATAAATACCTTAGTAATATCATATATTGCTCTTTAGCCCCTGATAATTACATCTACTTCAAGTCTAGTAACCCTCAGTACTTATACCTTGAAAAGGTTAGAATAACTGCACTATTCTCTGATGCAGAAGAAACTTTTGGATTACAATGTGATGAAGATGGTCAAATATGTGAGTTACTTGACTCTGACTTTCCTTTGGAATCTGCATTAGTTCCACCATTAGTAGAGCTTGTAGTTAAAGAGTTAAGAGGTCCTGAATATTCTCCTGAAGATAAGGTAAATGATGCTAATGATAATTTGTCCAATGTAAGTACTAAGTAATGGAAAGTTATGAAAGTTTTAGAAATAGACTATTAAAGTTAGATAAACCCAGAGTTCATAAGATTAGAGGTTCACTTGGTATTTATGATGGATATAAGTACTATAGAAAGAACAAACCTTCTGACCCTAAATATATATTAACTGAGTCTCAGTACTTTGCTATCACTAGAAGAGTTAATAACTTACTAGCTGATAATATGATCAAAGGTGAAGAAATTAACTTCCCTCATAGGATGGGTAGATTAGAAATTAGAAAGGCTGCTGGTGAAGTTAGGTTAAATACTAATGGTGAACTTGTAACTAATCTACCTATTGATTGGGATAGAACACTTAAATTATGGTATGATGATGAAGAGTCTTATAATAATAAGACCTTAGTTAGAGTTGAGGAAAGAGAGATATTTAAAATATACTATAATAGAGGTCAAGCTAACTATAATAATAAGTCTTTCTTTGAGTTTAGTGCGAATAGAGAGCTAAAGAAAAGACTTAAAGAGAAGATTAAAGAAGGTAAGATTGAAGCTATGTACTTAGATAAAAATAAAAGATACTATGGTAAATAATGTAACATATACAAATATTCGTGAAATCGCCAGCAGGTTGATGCGCCATCCTTTAATGGCTGATTTAACTCTTGAATCTATTATACAGTACACTGTGGACTTCATAGGTAGAATGGGATTGCCACCTATTTACTATGATAAGGTTGAAACTGTAGAAATTAAGAACTACAGAGCAAAACTTCCATGTGGTCTAATAGCTATTAGACAAGTGAAAGATGCTAAGAATAACACTTCTCTTAGGGCTACTACTGATACCTTTCATCTAATACATGATGATAAAAGATTCCTTGAAAGACAAGAAGGAACCTTTAAGGTTCAAGGTAATATCATATATACTTCATTTAAGGAAGGTCATTTAGTTATTGCTTATAGAGCTATTCTAGTAGATGATGAAGGATTGCCTTTAATTCCTGATAATTCAGTATTTCTTAAAGCACTGGAGTTATTCATTAAGAAAGAATGGTTTACTATTCTATTTGATATGGGTAAAATAACTCCAGCAGTATTACAGAATGTACAACAGGAATATGCTTGGTCAGCTGGACAATGTAATATGGAATTTACATTACCATCAGTATCTGAAATGGAGTCTATTAGTAACATATTAAATCAAATGATACCAAGAACTAATGAATTTAGAAAAGGCTTTAAGCCACTTGGTAACAGAGAATACTTAAAAGATCAAAGATAATGGCACTAAAGCAATCTCAACACGTAATCCAAGGCATGAGTAGGGATACTACTGCTAGTAAGTTTAACCCTAAATATGCCTTTGATGCTTTGAATATAAGAATAACTGCAAGAGGTAATAATACTCTTCTTTCAGTTACTAATGAGAAAGGTAATAAAGAAGTGCCTTCTAATCATGAAATAGTAGGTACTTACTTAGGTAGCTGTATTCTTAATAATACTCTTATTATATTTGCTAAGGATTCTATAGCAGATAGAATATATAAGTTTATCTATGAGGATGGGAAATTCACTTCCTCAGTTCTTTTTATGGGACAGCTTAACCTTGATGTAGAGCATCCTGTAGAAACCTTAGGTATATATGAGAATGAAGATATACAGAAAGTCTACTGGATAGATGGTATTAATCAGGCTAGAGTGTTGAATATAACTAAAGATGTGTATATCAATGCAGATGAATTTGACTTTATAGGAACTATACATACTAATGCCACAATTAATGTAGATAAGGTAAATAGTAGTGGTACTTTTAGTCAAGGTGTTATTCAATATGCCTTTAGTTACTATAATAAATATGGTAAGGAAACTAATATATTTAGCACTTCTCCTCTTCTCTATATCTCACATAAGGATGGAGGAGCTTCTCCTGAAGACACTGTAACCTGTTCATTTAATATACAGCTTAACAATCTTGATACATCTTATGATTATGTGAGAATATACTCTATACATAGAACATCTATAGACGCTACTCCTCAAGTAAAGGTAGTTGCTGACTTGGTTACTACAACTCAGTTATATGTAGATACTGGTACTACTGGAGAAAGTGTGGACCCTACTATTCTTTTATATGTAGGTGGTGAAGAAATAGCCCCTTATACTATGGAACAAAAGGATGGTACTTTATTCTTAGGTAACTATACTATTAAGAGGGAGTTAATTTCTACTGGCTTACAGAATCAAATTAAGGAGAATGCTAGTGTAACCTTCTTCAAGAGAACTCTTACTGATGTATCAGATTTAGGAGATATGTACAGAGCTAATTATCAGCTTGATTATAACTCTAATCAGATTAAGGGATTTCAAAAAGGTGAAGTATATAGAGTAGGTATTCAGTTTCAAGATACCAAAGGTAAATGGAGTGAGGTAGTATTTGTAGGAGACTATGAATGTACTGAAAGAAATGAGAGTCATAATTCTCTAAATCAGTTTATACTTTATGCATCTGCAATTAATGTTACAGTCAATGATGTAGCTACTGTGCAAGCTATTAAAGACCTAGGATATATTAAAGCTAGAGGAGTAGTATGTTTCCCAGACTTTAATGATAGAAATGTTATTTGTCAAGGTATATTATGTCCTACTGTAGCTAACTATAAAGATAGATTAGATAATAGTCCATTTGCACAGTCATCATGGTTTACAAGACCTTTTATGCCTGATGATTCATGGGTTAATGAATATGGAACTATGGCACATGATTGCAGTAAAGGTGAAGTACCTTACTTCTATCACAATGGTCCCATAGGCTCAGCATCAGTAAATGACTTAACTAGAAGTGAAATACAGACAGCATTAGGTGTGGTTCCTTATATTCCTACAGGCACAGACCCAGGTGAATATACTGATAAAAGTATGTCTGAATTCCTTGTGGACCATAACATAGTTACCATGCATTCACCTGAAGTGGAGTTTAATGATAACCTACAGAACTTAGTTAATGCTGACTATAAGTTAAGAATTATAGGTGCGGTAGCACTTAATAATACATTAAGTGATATTAGTTTAACCACTTCTACACCTTCATTAGCACCTAAAGCTCTTGGATTCTATAAGGGTAAAGTATGTAATACTAGAATGTGGAGTTACTCTGTTACTGGTAAAGGTGGTAGACAAATCTCTTCAGGTTTATTTTGGGCAGACAGTTTAAAATATACTACCTTTACACCTTTAGTATTAGGTCAAAGACTGTGGATGGTTTATCCTTGGCATAGAAATGGCTCACTGATTAATGCCGGTGTTCCTACAGGTGGAAACACAAGACCAGCAGCACTTGGTAGAAAGGTTATTAGTAACTTGAAATTCTCTGCTGATAATATATATCTTGATACTCCTTGGACTGATGATTCTGGTGAATATACTGGTATTACTCCAGTTAACTCATGGACTGCTGGAATGGTCAGAATAAAGGCTCCTCTTAATTCAGGATTGCAGGATTTAAACTATTATGCAGATATAGATAAAGTATTACCTTTTAATAGAAGTAATACAGTATCTTCTGATTATGAGAATGGTTATCCTATATATACATCATCAAGTGCTATATCTAATGGTAGTATAGCTCCTATATTCAATGCTGCTAATGATAATGTAATATCTGTAAATACATTAGATTCTTCAATAATTGATATAGAAGATGAAGATAAATATGGTACTGAGCCTGTTAGTATGAAGTATAAATCAAATCCTCATTTAGTATTTGCATTTAACTACACTGCATCTGGTAAACAGTCTGTTCTTCCTAAGAACAATACTTGTACTTCAATACTACAGAATAGTCCTACTACTAAGCCATTCTGGAATACAAATGCTCCTGATGGTGATACTGTATATCAAGGTAATATTACTTACATTGATAGTCAAAACAGAGCTATACTATGGTTAGCTGAATTATATAGAGACAATGTAGTTAATAGATTTGGTGGTGATACTCCTGAGGCTATACTTAATAATACATTCTTGCCAGCAGGTGATGCTGTATTAATAGGTGATAACATTGATATAAACTGTACAGAAGGAGATACTTATATACAGAGATATGACTGTTTAAGAACCTTTGCTTCAACTAGTGAAGATCAAAACAGCATTGTAGATATAGTATCATTTATGTGTGAGACTAGAATTAATATAGATGGAAGGTATGATAGAAACAGAGGATTAGTTAATAATTTAAATATGAGTCCAACAAACTTCAATCTATTTAATCCTGTATATTCCCAGTCTAATAATTACTTTACTTTCAGAACAATTGATTATGAGAGATACAGTAATAGTTTATTCCCTAATTCATTGACATGGACTAAAGAGAAGGCCTTAGGTGAGGATGTTGATACATGGACTAATATTACATTAGCTTCAAATCTTACATTAGATGGTGATAGAGGTAATCTTAACTTACTCAAGAAGATAGGCAATGACATCTTTGCATTTCAAGATAAGGGCATTTCAAGAGTACTGTTTAATAGTACAGTACAGGTTAATACTAATGATGGAATACCTATTGAAATAGCTAATAGTGGTAAAGTTGATGGTAAGAGATATGTAACTCTAACTAATGGATTACAGAATAAATGGGCATCCTATTTAAGTCCTAGTGGTTTATATTTCATAGATAACTTTACTAATGACTTGATGTTGTTTAATGGAGAATCATTAAAGAGTTTATCCTCAGAGAAAGGATATAGAACCTTTATTAATAAGTACAACTCTACTGATATATGGAATGCAAGAGACTTCTCAAACTTCATTATACAGAGAGACAGTACTAATGATGAGATTTATTATATCCATAAGGACTTTGCTCTATGTTATTCAGAATTACTTCAAGAGTTTGTATCATTCTTTAGTTATGATTCAGTTCCTCTTATGTTTAATATGGGTGGCAAGTTCTTTAGTTTAAAGAATGGAATTATCTGGGAACATGAGGCAGGAGACTATAATAGTTTCTATGGTGTAACCAAACCATATTATATTACTGTTATAGATAATAGTGATGAACCTTATGATAAGATATACAACACTCTTGAATTTAGAGCTGATACTTGGGATGGTGACACATTGCTTAACGATGTGACATTTGATACATTAGATGTGTGGAATGAATATCAGCATGGTACTTTAAATCTTACTACTGCATTAGGTCAATCTTCACCTTTAAAGAAGAAGTTTAGAGTGTGGAGATCTAATATACCAAGAGATGACAGTAACAAGTTGAATAGAATTAGAAATACTTGGGTATATGTTAAATTAGCAATGAATGACCCTAAGACTTATAGAACTGAGTTTCATGATATGATATTACATTACTTTGTATAATATTAGTAAGGCTGGCTAACCTAAGTGTGTAGTCAGCCTTTACTTTTTCACTTAAAGTATTGATAGTGTTAATAACTTTACTTATATTTGCGACAAATTAATTATGCTATGGCTAAAAGGAAAATTATAAGAAGACGAAATAAACCACATACATTTGCAATAGGAGGTGCATTAGCTAATGCAGGAGCCACTGCTGTTAGTGGACTTATTAATCCATCAGGCAATAGTACTGGTGTAGGTAATGCTATGCAAACTATTGGTAGTGTAGCTTCAAATATTCCTGGAGTAGGAGGACTTATAGGTGCTGGAGTAAATATGTTGGGAGGTGTGGTTAATGCTGCCTTTGGAAGTAAAATCAATGAAGAGTTTGTTGATGATACTGAAGCTTCAGCTGAACAACAATCAGGCTATGTTTCTGGTGCTTCAACTAATGATCAGTTACTTAGTGACTGGTCTAATTTTAATAACTTAGCTAAGGTAACTAAATCACAAGTTGGCTCAGATGGATGGTTTAGTAGTAAAGCTAAGAGGGAAACCAGAAGACTAAATAAAGAAATAGACAATGCTAATCTAAGAGCACAGAAATCACTAGTAAATACAGCAGGTAATATAGATACATCTAATGATAGTGCATTACTGGCTAACTATGCTGCTGATGGTGGATTATTACTCACAGGAGATGCTATTGACTATGATTTCATTAATGAACAATTATATAATAAGAGACTGGAAGCTGTGAGTAAGAATAAACTAACATCTATGCCTAACTCATTTGAAGTTCCACAGTATGGTATAGATTATTTTGCAGATGGAGGTGACTTATCAAGAGATGAAGATTATGACTCTAAGAAGAAACCCTATCCTATGGTTCCTTCTAGTGACTTTGCAGGTCCACATAGAAGTTACCCTATTCCAACTAAAGCTAATGCTAGAGATGCACTTAGATTAGCCGGACTTCATGGTAATTCTAGTGTAAGAGCTAAAGTATTGGCTAAATATCCTTCATTAAGAAAGGAAGATGGTGGTATGCTATTTGCTGAAGGTGGAGGTATTCATATTAAGAAAAAGAATAAAGGTAAACTTACTGACTATTGTGGTGGTAAAGTTACTGCTGAATGTATAGCAAGAGGTTGGGCTAAAGCTAATGGTGGTTATAATAATTATGATGAAACCTTTGCACCAACAGGTACTTTATTTCAAGGAGTTTGGGATTCATTAACCACACATCCAGATGCTTTGACTCATGGTGGAGTATTTAGTGATGGGGTTACTGTAGTAGGTGAAGGTGGTTCTCATGAAGAGAATCCTCTAAGTGGAGTACCTATGGGATTAGCTCCTGATGGTCAACCTAATTTAGTTGAAGAAGGTGAAGTTGTATTCAATGGCTATGTATTTAGTAATAGATTACATCCTACTGAAAAGATGCTTAAACAGTACAACATCCCACTAAAATATAAAGACCATACCTTTGCTAGTATAGCTGAGAAGTTTAACAAAGAACTTAAAGAAAGACCTAATGATCCTATAGCTAAGAGAGGATTACTTGCTAATATGGGTAAACTAATGCAAGCTCAAGAAGAAGTCAGAGCTAAGAAAGAAGCTAGACAAGGTACTCAATTTGCATTAGGTGGATTTACAAATCCAAATGATGATACTCTGTTATATGGTGACCCATTTACTTATAATGATTTTTTAGGTAGTCAAGGTAGTATATCTAACCCTAATGATAACTCACCTTCAAGTGATGAAGATGGTTTTGGTGCTTCATGGTTAAGATATGCACCTGTTGTAGGTTCTGGTATCAGTGCTTTAGCTAGTTTAAGAGATAAACCTAACTATGCAGGTGCTAATGCTGTAGGCAATGCAGTAGTTAATATGTCTCCTATTACAGCAACTCCAATAGGAAATAAGCTAAGATATACTCCATTAGATAGAGAGTTCTACCTTAATAGATTAGATGCTGGTGCTGGAGCTACTAGAAGAGCTGTTAATAATAATGCAGGAGGTAATAGAGGTACTGCAATGGCAGGTATCTTAGCTGCTGGTTATAATTATGGTCAGAACTTAGGCAACTTTGCTAGACAAGCTGAAGAGTATAACCAAGCTCAAAAGGAAAGAGTTGAAGGGTTTAATAGACAAACTGATATGTTTAATAGTGAAGCAGGATTAAAAGCTGCTACAGCTACTCAAGGTGTTAAAGAGGCTCAACTTAGAGGTATTATTGAAGAGTACAACATGAGAAATGCTGAAAGAAATAGAGTTAGTGCTAATAGATCAGCTAATCTAACAGGATTCTTTGATAACTTAGGTGAGGTTGGTAGAGAAGAATTTATTCGTAATCAAATTCAAAGTAACCCTGCATACAATTACAATCTTACTAGAAGTGGTAAAGTAAAGTATAAAGGTAATAAGAAGGGAGGTAAGAATGGCTAGTCTAGTAATTGGATCAAAGTTTAGACCATTCTCTTATTCTGAGATGTTAGCCCCAATTGAAGCAGCTACTACTGAACATAGAGCTATTGAAGAGGGTTTAGGTGAGATGTCAGCTAAAGCTGGTATGTGGGATAAATTAGCCAATCAGCAATCAGACCCTGTAGCTTATGCTCAATATAAAACTTATGTTGATGATTTAACTAAGCAGGCAGACCTTTTAGCTAGACAAGGTTTAACACCAGAGAGTAGAAGAGGTTTGTTAGATATGAAGAGAAGATACAGTAATGAGATCACTCCTATAGAAGTAGCTGCAACTAAGAGAGAAGAGTTAACTAAAGCTCAAAGAGAAGCCATTCAAAAGGACCCTTCATTAATGTTTAATATTGACTATGGTACTGCATCTCTTGATGATTTAATTAATAACCCTAATGCTACTTATAATACTATTAGTGGTTCAGAATTATCTAAGAGAGCTAGTATGATGGCTTCAAACTTAGCTAAGACTATACAGGAGAATCCTCAGTATCAATCAATACTTGGTGGTCAGTATTTCCAGCAAATGCAACAGTTAGGTTATACTCCTCAACAAGTAATGCAGACTATAATGAATGATCCTAATGCACCCAGTGAATTAAAGCAAGTAGCTGATACTGTGTGGCAAGAAGCTGGCTTAGATACTTGGGATCAAGCTACTCAAACTAGAGCTAGAGACTATATCAATGCTGGTTTATATGATGCTATTGGTACTCAGAAGTTTGATACTCAAGGTAATAGAGCATTTATGAGTCCTGCTGAGTCTGCTAGATTAGAGATGGATAGAGAAAGACTTGAATTAGCTAAAGCTCAAGCAGCTAAAGATAAGACTACAATACCTCTTCAAGATGGTTCAACTATTAGAGTTATTGGTGGAGGTAAAGCACTTAGAATATATCCTGATGGTAGAGTTGAGAATTATATAGGTAATAGTGGTATTGCAGGTGCTGGTGTAAAAGATGCTGCAAAGAGGGGGGATACTCCAATTATTATAGCTAATACCAGAGGTAAATGGAGAACTGGTGAAGAAGGTAAGGATGTAAAAGGTACTTTATTTGGTATGACTAGAAGTGAAGCTGTATCAGGATGGGGTAATTATACTCTTGATAATGTGAAACCTAGTGATATAGTAACCAATTACAATGAAATACCTAAAGGTGCTTTAGATGAAATGCTGAAGACAGCTAAAGAGAAGAATATAGACCTTGATTACTATGATGTGGTTAGGGTTAAAGCTGATAAGAGTAGAGCTGTTGGTGACTATGACTACGTACTGATGCCTAAGCAAAGTACTTCTCAATTACCTATGGCTACTCCTGTTACACCACAAGTAACAGGTAGTATCAATTTTGATGAAAATATGGGATTATAATATGGAAGGATTAAAAGGATTAAAGGGCTTGACACCTGAGGATAGACAGAATTGGGAGAAGAGTTATTCTTCACAGTTGGAAGGACTTACTCCAGACCAAACAGATAGAATGTATAAGAACTTCAAGTTTAAAGAGAAGTTTGGTAATAGACCAGACTATAATACTTTGAAGAGTTATACTCCTGAGCAAAGAGATAGCTTATATAATGGTGAGTTATTTCAAGCTCCTCAGGAAACTGATGAAGAACAACAGAAGGTTGATAGTATTGGCAAAGCATTTCAACAAGGTCAAGACTATCAAACTCAAGCTAATCAGTTAACTGAGTTATATAACAACTGGCCTGCAAGAGGTAGAAAAGCTCTTGATGAATTTGATAAGATAGCTACTGATGTATCTCCTTATTATAAGAGGTACAAAGGTACTGAATATCTTCCATTCTCTGATGAAGATAAGTATAGACTAGCAGCAGAATACAATGCTGCTAAGTCTGCTTATGGTGAACAAGAAGCTAATAATATACTTAGAAGACAGATGCAGAATACTGCATCAGAAAATCAAAGTGTATTTGAGAAAATATGGAATGGCTTTAAAGGTATGGGTGCTCAAACAGCAGGTGCTTTAATTGGTGCTGCTGGCATGGTTAAAGGTGCTGTTGACTATATAGGTGATGAGAGAAATGAGAATATAGATAATGCAGCCCTTGATTTCATGGACCATGTTATAGACAATGATTGGACTAGATATGGTAATGATGTAATGCAATATGGCTCATTGTTTGATGCTAATATCCAAGAAGCTAAGGATAATGGTGGATTATCTACTATACCTATTATAAGAACTACTAAGGAAGAACAAGGAAGTATTCTTGATAACTTGCTTAGTGTTAATACTATACCTGAATTAGTTAATCAACAAGGTTTTACTATAGCCTCAATGTTAACTGGTGCAGGTCTTTCATTTATATCCAATAAGGCATTTCAAGGATTAAAAGGTGCGGCTCTTGCAGCTAATAGAGCTAATACACTAAATAATCTTGAGAAAGTCAATGGAGTATTAAGAGGGTTACAACAAGCTCAGCAAAAGGTTAATGCCTTTGTTATTCCTGCAATGGTTGGTACTGTTGAAGGTGTTAGTGAAGGTCTTAACACTAAGATACAATTTCTTGATGATGCTAAGCAAATGGTGGCTGAGAATCAAGCTAAAGTAGTAAATGATGAATTTAATAGAAGACTTCAGAATCCTGAAGAACTTAGTAAACAAGGTTATAACCCCCAATCAAAGGAAGACCTTGAGAGATTATATAAGGAAATATATGACTCTTATGCTCCTCAATATGAGGAATCCATAAAGAAAGCTGAAGCTAATGCAGCTAAGGCAGGTGTATATAATATGGGTCTTAACTCCATGATTAATGGAGCACTTAATATGACTCTTAAAGCTGGTCTTCAAACTCCTTCTGTACAAGAAGCTATGAGAAGAAGTAGATTAGGTAGGTTATTTACACCACAAGACTTTAGAGTAGAGGCAGGTAGAGTTATTCCTGATTATGGTAAAGTTAGCAAGGTACTTAATGTATTACAGGAACCTGCTGGTGAATTTACTGAAGAGTATCTTCAAAGTGTATCTGATGCCTTTGCAAGAGGTGGTGCAGAGTATAACTTACAGAACTTCATTGCTAATAAATATAAAGGTGATGGTAAGAATGTAGTAGATGAATCTCTTGCTAATGACTTATTTGCTGCTAGTAGGGCAGCTGGTGATGCTATGACTGATAAAGAGACTATCTTATCAGGTATCCATGGTGCATTAGCCTCAGGTATGGGTACTCCTACTATTAATAATAGAAGAGGCCCTGCTGTTAGAATGGAAGATGAATCTAAACTTGATTATACTTTAAGAAGGTCTCCTATTGTATATAGAAATCCTATCTATGAAGCTATTCAAGAACAAAGAAGTCTTGGTGAAGAAAGGGCTACTGCTGCTCAAGTAATGACTGATTGGATACAAGACCCTGCTAATAAAGTCAAGTATGATGGTCTGGTTGGTACATTTAACTGGGCTAAGGCTATGGATGAAGCATCAGGTAAAAATGATGAGTTTGAATATAGAAACAGTGAGTTAGGTAAGACTATTAATGATGTTATGATGCTTGAAAAGGTCAGAGGTACTGACTATTATAACTCATTTATGACTGACTTAACTAATGCAGCTAATGCTGAAGATGGTTCTGAATTAGCTCAATCATTAGTACAGCAATTTAAGAATGCACCTAACAATAGAGGTATTCAACAGGATGATTCACAGATACTTGAGACTATAAAGAAGAACTCTAATAAGCTACTTAATACTATGAGTAGAATAGCTGAAGAGTCTGGGAACATTGATAAGATGTTAGGTAATGCTGCTGATGAAGATACTAAGCAAGCACTGATTTATGGTAAGATGAGTGTAGATTCTTGGAGAGAAAGAGCTACACAGTTAGAGGATGAATTATCTAAAGTCCCCATTAACCCTACCACTTCAAGTAATCTTAGTGAAGCACAGAGAGATGCTCTTATTAGTTATGGTACTCAGGATAAGATAAACAATGCTTATGATGAGTTAACTAAAAAGAAGGATGAACTTAAGAAAGATATAGAGAATATCACTAAAAGAAAGAACCTTGAAGTTAATGAAGAGCCTGCACTTAGAGCTAAGAGAGTAGCACTTAAGACTATAGATAAACAACTCAAGAAACTAGGCAGAGAAAGAGGTAATAGTATAGAAGGAACTGTTCTTAGTGAAGCAGACATTATGTCTCTCAATCCAGTGGACAGAGCTACTATACTTAATCCTGAGAATAAGTCTAAGTATAGTGAGGAACAAAGAGCTATTATAGATAATGTAATAAGAGAAGGTACTTTACAATACAGTGATTTCATTGATAAGATTGAAGATGCTGGTAGAATTAACCTAGCTCAACAAGCTTACTTAGCTCAATATAATAGCATACTTAGTGATCCTTCAAGCTTCAATGCTTTTACTAATAGAATTAGACAACAAGTAGCTAATGATAACACTAGAAAGAAATATGAATATCTTAATGGTGTAAGTGATTACTCTACCTTTGTTAAGAACTTAGATAAAGCTTATAGAGAATCTGATGTAAGAGAGAGAAGTGTTATTAGAAATATACTCAAGGATAATGATAATTATAATAGGTATATAGCAGATAACAAGGCATTAGAAGGTATATTTGACCAACTTGATAGCAATGAAAAGTTTAATTCATTAAGTGAGAATGATAAGAATGTAATCATGACTTCAATGCAGTTCTTAACAGACAGAGGTGTTAGTCCTACTAATGCATCTATTGATGTATTAGCTGAAACTGATGAATCTGGTAATTCTGAATTGCTTAATTACATAGGTGAGGTTAATGGTAGGTTATCTGAGGGTGAACAAATGGCTCCATCTAGTGTAGAAGAGATTGCACAGACTTTAAATGATATACTTGAGGAATATAATAAGAATATTACTGAAGTAGAAACTATTAATAAGCCTGTGGAAGTAGCTCCTACAACTACAGAGGATTCAAAACCTCCTAAACCTGTTGGAGTATTTGCTCAATTAGCAGCTAATCCAGAGATGGGTGCATCTAGAAATCTTGAAGAAGATACTCCTGCTGAACCTACTAAGTCAGTAGATGTATTTGATGAGATAGAAAGAACTCCTCCACTGACTAGAACTATAGAACCTGAGGTAGAAAGTCTTACTGATAAGTTTAAAACTAATAGTAATGAGGAAGTAGCTAAGGCTGCTGACATTGGTTTAGGTATTATTAACAATGCATCTGATATTTATAATGATGTTAAGGAGCAGGCTACTCAAATACTTGATGAATTAGGAGATAGTGAATATGAAACTCCTGATAATCTTAGTGAAGCTATAATGGCTAAGGCTAATCAGTTACAAGTACAATCTCAACAAGGTGGTGATAATTCTGATAGAGCTTCTTCATTGTTAAAACAAGTAGCTTCAAAGATAAAAGTTAAGTCAGACTCTAAGGAAGAAAGAGCTACAACTCCTAATACAGCTGATGAAGAAAGAAGAAATAATGGTCTTATAACTACAGCTAGTGTAGATAACTATCCTAACTCTGTAGTAGGTCAGGCTTCTAAGAACTTTAGAATGAATGACTATTTAAGAAAGGGTAATATAACTCCTAAGACTCCTATTATGTTTATTGCAGACCCTGCTATTATTGCAGGTGTTAAGCAAGAGATGGGTGAAGCTTATAATGAGAATGATCATTTACCAATAATGGCAGTTGTTGAAGATAGCAATGGTCCTGTTATAATTGATGATAAGAAGTATCAACCTATTGGTTTTATGCCTAGAACTAGTGCTAATTCACAAGGTGCTGCTAGAGTAGAGCCACTTAGAATGTCAGCTTTAACTCAACAAGATGGTAAGTTGATTAAGGATAAAGATGGTAAGGTCGTTACTACTAATGGTTATGTAAGAGCCAATCCACCTCAGCATACTAAGGCAGGTACTCCTAATACTCTGATACATACTATCATGAGTAATGATATGGATGCCTCTGATAGAGCTAAGATGAATGATGTGAAGCTTTCTATACAAGATAGACAAGCTATTTATAGAAAAGCTAAGGATGAAATCTTACCTAATATTAGAAGAGTAGCACAGGATGCTAAGGGTGAAAGAATACACTTGGCTTACTTTACTCCTAATATGAAAGGCGGAGAATCTGAGTTTGAGTTATATGTAACCACCCCTCAAAACTCCTTATCTAGATCAGGTCAACCTATAGCTCAAGTATTAACTGAAGGAACTCCTGAGGAGATACTAAAAGCTAATAGTAGGCTCCATAGATATAGCAAGACACTTGAAGAGTTCTTTAAGAAGAAGCCTTTCAGTAATGATATTAGATTCAAGAGAGAGGGTAACACACTAATTGCAATAGGTGAAGGTGCTACTAAACTAAGTTCATTAGGTGAAAGTTTAACTAAGAAGTTAAGTAACTATCTGACAGTTCCTAAAGGTTATGAGTACACATTCATACCTACAGAAGACAAGCTTGAAGGTAATAGAATGTATCAATTAGTTTTAACTAATGGTGTTAATACTATACCTATGGCTAGAGTAACTAATGGTACAATGACTGATGGAACTAAGGCTAATGCTATTAAGAGTTTAATACTTGATAATGGTAACTTTAGACAAGATGGTAGTCAACCATTTGTCAAATGGCAGGTTAATTACAATGACTTTAATGCTAAAGAAGGTGAATCTGATGATGCTAGAAAAGCTAGATTAGGCAATGCTAGTGATATATTTGATGATAATATACTGGAATCTAGTAGAACCTCATTCAAATATACTATTAGAGGTATTGATATTAATAGTCCTTTTAAACAGGATGGTAGCAGAACTCCAGTACCTACACAAGTAGTTGCTAATCAAGTTAATGCTACACAAGGCAAACCTATTAATACTCCTGTTATTGTAGCTACAGACCAAGTTAAAGTAGGTGATGCTATTGTTGACAGTGAAACTGGTGCTACATTAAAAGGTGAGGTTAAACCAATATCTAATCCTGCTATAGATAAAGCTAAACAGATAGCTAATAGAATAGTTGAAGATAGTAAGGAGATAAGATTAGCTGATGATAACTCAGGTTATGTAGATAACAATGGAGTTAGATATGCTAGAGTTACTTCTATCATTCAAGCTGATGAACATGCTGGTGAAAGATTTGATCCTAATAGTCCTTGGATTACTCCTTCAACTAATATAGGAACATCAGTAGATGAGTTTGTAAGGGACTTCTTTGCAGGTGAGTTCTTTGATGGAGATGGTAAATTATTAAATGATTATCATTTTGATTATCCTAATTCATCTCAAAGTCAATGGAGAAAGTTTGCCAATCAATTAATGGGTCTTAAGAACTATATTGATGCTCAAGGTCTTACAATAATTCCTAGAGATGTAACTGTTACTGGTACTGTCAAAGTGACTGACACACAAGGTCAAACACATGATATACCTGTTGCTGGAACTCTTGATTTGCTTGCTTATGATACTCAAGGTAACTTCCATATCTTTGATATGAAGACTAATAGAAGTGGTATTAGTGATGAGAAAAGAAAGAAATATGCTAAACAAGTTTCAATGTATCAGAAGTTCATTGAAGATAAGTATGGTATTAAAGTAGCTTCTCTTAACATTATACCTATTAATGTTAGTTATCCTACTCCTTTAGGATTTGGTAATGGTAAAACTGTATATGAAATAAGTGAAGGTAATCAATTACTTGCTAATGGTGAAGAGTATATGGATTCTAAACCTACTCTTGAAGAAATAGGTGCAGTACCATTTACTGATGTAAATATTCAATATGATAAACTTACTGACAGTGAGAAACAAATGATTACTGATATGTTACCAGCTGAGGTTGAAGTTAAAAAGGTAGAAATACCTGATGCTGAGACTACAGTTAATAAGAACTTAGGTTTAAAGATGGGTAAAGTTAAAAACAGATTTGCTAAACCAGCTAAGAAAGGACCTATAGTTACTCCTTCAGCTAATAACTGGGAATCAATTAGTGATGAAGTTAGACAGGCTGCAATAACAATGGGATATACTAAAGAGTCTTGGAATAACATGACTGAAGATGAGAAACAACATCAGAAAGAGTGTCTAAGTTAAGTATAGCTAGTATAAAAAAAGAAAGGCTAGGGGGGTTAACCTCTAGCCTTTTTTTGCATATATGAACATTGTTATTTGGTAAGATTAGCCCTACCATACTGATAACTCTGTGCTGCTTGATATGGATTCTGCATCATTAAGTAACTTCTCCAATAAGGAAGCATTCTTTCAACTTTATGTGCCCATTTCAAGTCACCTTTCTCATAAGTACTACCACTTGATTTATACTCTTCTTGAGTAGCAAATAGTGTTACTATATTAATTAGGTCAGTTGCTAAACTAAGTCCAACAGGAGCTATATTAGCTACTACTGGAGCCTCTTTAACAAATCCCCAAGGAGCATTAAATGCTGCTTGTTCACTGTATAATCTACTAGCTGCATAATATAAGAAACCCATAGCTTGATCAGGTTCTTCATCATCGTCATCATCAGGCTTAGCACTTAACATCTTAAGTAAAGCCAATGCTACAATGACAGCCATATCAGCCCAATTTCTTCTCATATTATAATACTGATTAGCTGAGAAACCAGCATTAAGCATTCTTTGTTGAGTAGTCTTTGATACTGGAGTAAAGATAGCTCTAGCTGTTAAAGCAAATCCTCCTTTGTCTGTGAATGTAGATGCAATTACCTTAGCTAATGTTCTTATAGAACCTTCAGTTTCAGTACCTAATGCAACACTATAAGCATTAACACCAAACCTTCTTTGTATCATACCTAATGCATAACCCCTCATAGCTAATAAAGCATTACCATAAACATTCTGTTGTATAGCCACTTTATCTGAATTGTTATAGATACCATGCATTCTGTTATTGATTTCTCTGGCTCTATCCATAAACTTAGATTCATCTTCAATACTCCAAGGTTTTAATTCCCCAGTATCTTTATCTAGTACTCTGACACCTTGTTTCATTTGAAGAGTCTTACCTAAATTAGGCTTACTATCATCTATGTTAACTACTTGATAAGCATTGTATAGACTAATAGGATTTCCATTCTCATCAATGAGTTTAGTACCATTGGCTGTAGCAAGAAATGCCATAGTCTGCATATAGTGTTCACCACATTTATAAGGTAAGAATAGATTTTCTCCTACTGGATTTAACTTAACCCACTTAGATTTATTAGTATAGTAATCTCTCTCTTTCTTCTTATTTTCATTAAGAGCATTCATCTGTCTAATAAACAAACTTACCTTATCTTCTTTAGCATCATCACCAGCATGTGACCAGTTAGATGGTAAGTTCTTCCAGTAAGTTATATTAGCTCTCTCCCAGTCTTTAACACTAAAGAATTCACCTGATAAAGCCTCTTTGAATATTTCAAGAGAACCAGTACCTAAGTTAACAGCTCCACCTAATACATTACCACCTAAGAAGAACTTTGATGCTAATCCAGTGAAGAATCCTACTACCTTATTAAGCACTACTTTCTTTCCTATCTTAATTTTAGTAGTATTAATACCATACACTTGTTTATCTAGGAACTTCTGGTATCTTTTAAATGCTCTGGAAGTTTCATCTCTTTCAGACTCTGCCCTTATACCTCCTACAGCTCTTCTCTTCAAGACATCTTTGCCAATCTCAAGAGTACCTGCAATACTAGATATACCTGCATAAGTATGTGCCATCCCAGCATAAGCTAAAGTAGATTGAAATAAATCAGTACTTAACTCTGCACTATCTCTTAACTTATTAATACCATAGATAGGAACTCTGTTTAACTTCTCTTTCTCAAATTCAAGTTGATTAGAGAACACATCTTCCTCTATTGTATTATAGGTTTGATCACTACCAAAGTCTCTGTCTTCACTATCTTCAACAAAGGTATCTGCCATGTTTCTTCTTAGAGTATAACTAATAGCCTTTCCAGTGCCTTCAGTCATTCTTCTATTTCTGATTTTATTCATAGTAGTACCTTTGAACTGTGGCATTCTATAGATATTAGTACTACCATCAGGTAGAAATCCATCTAATTCAGCTTTAAGATTCATGTACTTGCTTAACCATCCAGCTCTTGGAGTACCCTTAATAGTTTTCTCATACTGTTCACTTAAATAAGTATCATTAGGATACCATCTTTGTTCAACTTGATTCCATTGAGAGTGCTGTTTATGCCAAGACTTAACTAATGGTTTAAAGTATTGATCCCACAGTAGACTCTTCTCAAAGTCTGATTTACCTTCAAGGTTAGGATTGTTTGCATAGAAGTCATCTCTGCATTCTTTCTTAAACTGTAACCAATCATCTTCATAGTCACCCCAAACATAAGGTGATACTATGTTACCAGTTAGTTTACCAGTTCTAGGACTTATCTCACAGAAAGCATCTGTATTCTTCTCTCCTATGCTATGTAAATCACCTTCAAGTATCTTTAGTCTATCTTGAGTCTGAATAGTCATATCATCAGCATACTTATTAGCTAACTTCACAGTCCTATCAGCTAATTGACCAATAACATCAGAGTTATTTGACATTGAAGCTAGAATAGATTCATGAATACTAATATCTTTCTCCATGTATCTAAGTAAATCTTCAATAGGAATCTTTTCAGCACTAACCCATCTAAGACCTCTTTGACCTTTCTTCCAATCAAATATTACTCTGGCTGCTCTATTTACATAGGTAGAACCCATAGCATCTTCAAGGAACTTAAGATAGAACTCTCTCTGTTTAATCTCAAGAGTATTAAGTAATCTATTATCACCATTAATAGCCTCGTTAAGATTTCTTCTAAGAGCCTTGAGTTGAATTACTGTGCTTTCATTGACATTCTGTAATCTAAGTCTTGAGTCTTCTGTAGTAGTAGCATCCTTCACTATTTTAAGAATAGCCTGTGCATTAGCAACAAAGGTTCCTACTTCTCTTAATAAAGCCGCATTCTCTGGTGTAATACTAGTTACATTAAAGTCTACTTTAGCTAACTTAACAATCATCTCAGGTACAGTATCAACCATTAAATCCACAGCTTCTGTAATACCATCTACAGCAATTAAGTCTGCAAATAGTGATGGTTGACTACTGGTTCTACCAGCTTCAACTTGACCTGCTAATTGATTGTACTTATTATAAAGAGACTTATCAATAGCTCTCATCTGTGATGTTTGACTTCTCAGTATATTTAAAACAGACTTGAAGGTAGCAACATTAACAGAGTCTCTAGCACTATACAGTGTCTCTTGGGTTTCAAGTGCATTTTCAACAGTACCCTGAAAACCAGGTGACATAAAGCCTTGTGCAATAGCATCAGCAGTTCTTACTGCCTCTAATTTAGCATTAGCTATTTCATTGCCTGTGATGTTATTAAAGACTCTTTTAATCTGACCTACTATTCTATTGACTATGTTCTGCCATGAAGCTCTCTTATCTATCTCACCATTAATAGCCTTGCCTACTAGATGACCAGCAACTTCTCTTGCAGGATTATCTCTATAAGCAATAGTATTGTATTCATCACCCATTATAACTCTCTGTACATCAGGAGTTAACAATCTCTCAAGTCTTTGAACTAGTGGAGAATTACCTAATGCACCTACAGCAAAGTGGCCAGCTTCTTCAGATAAACTACTATCTATTTGTTCATTATTAGCTACCTTAATTAATTGATAGAGACTATCAGCAGTTTTAGTAGCATTGACAGTACTGTATCTACCATTAATTCTCTCACTATCATCAAGGAAACTATAATCAACACCAGCTCTATTTAAGTAGAACTTAATTCTCTCTTGTAGACTTCTGTTAGCTATGTTATCATTTAACTGAGCTACATTAGTATTGTTCTTATTGACTACAGTTAATTCAACCTTACCATTATCCTTATTAATAATAGTAGCCATATACTTATCATTGTATGGGCTACTTCTATTAAAGGACTGTAGTTTAGGTACAGCTTCATTATAATCATATACACCAGCACCAATGTCTTTATTCAAGGTTTGTTTAACCTTCTCATCACTTAGATTCAGCTTGGTTAGCTGTCTAAGAGATTGAAAGGTTATCTCACCATTACTATCAAACTTAGCTTCATTAGCTACTCTACTTAAGAACTCAGGACTAGTACCTACAGCATAATACTGCTTAGATATTTCTCTGTCATTAGTGTAATGTAGGAGTGACTTAAATAAGTCACTCTCTACAAATTCACCTTTACTATTCTTTACTCTTGGAATTATACTACACTTATCCATATTAACAAATCTTATTACCTTCTTGGTCAGTTACATTATTAGCTTGAGCTTTCAATGACTCAATAGTATCAATTAAATCTTCTACACTAGCCTTATTTAGCATCTCAATCACTAATGCCTTATCTAAGGTATTATCAGCTTTTAATGCTAAATCAGTAGCCTGTCTAACTAATTCTTCTGTACTCATACTAGTATCTACAGTATTAACTACTTCAGGTTCAACTGATGTATTACCATCCTCTTGAACTTCAGTATCAGCTATTGTACTTACTGTCATTGAGTTGGAAGAATATTGTAAAGACTTTCCAGATTCACCTAAAGCATCAACCTTATAATAGTTAATACTTCCAGTAGTACTGGCATTAAATACTACATCATTACTATCACACATATATACTATATCATCTATAACAATAACAGGTCTAAAATAAGATACTCCTTTCTCTTCACTAGGTAATAAGAATGGATTACCTTCTTTACCTAGCTTCTTTACATCAAGAGTAAAGCTGCTTACAGCTACTCCATCACTAAAAGCTAAGTTACTTATAAGTCTGCCATTTCTTCCTTTAGGATGAAATACTAGTCTGTTATTATCTAAATGATTAAGTAAATACTGTTTAGCAAACTCTTGATTATTAACACCAATCCTACTCTTTTGTACATCATTTAAGAAGTCAACATAAGATTTAGGATTACCATTATAATCATATCCTACTTGCACAGCTAACTTAACTTCTGTAGGAGCCAAGTTCATAAATGCCATAGGACTATAAGTAAAGCCAAGCTTGTAATAGTTATACAAGAACAGAGATTGTGCTAATTCAGCAGTCTGCCCATTCCTTAATAAGTCTCCCCAACTCTCTTTAATTTCATCCTTTTGATAAGGTGCTAAACCACCTATATCCTGAATATTCATGCTTACTTTACCAGTATTTTCATCAGTAACAAACTGCATATACTGGAATATAGGCATAGACTTCATTGTAGGATTAGCTTCAAGAATATTGAATAAACCTTCAGGGAATATCTCTGTGAAGTATTCTCTAGCTGTAACTTCTTCACCTGCTGCATTAATAGGCATATTACCATTAAATAAGCTATTCTCTTGCTGACTTAACATAAATACCATTAAGTCACTGTGAATACTATTAATAGTCTCTGCATCAAGCAAACCACTTCTAGTAAGTGCAGCCATTCCTTCTCTAGCTTCTTTATAGGCTTTAGTATTATAAGGATAGAATTTATTGATTACTTTCTCAGCCTTTCTATTCATATCATACATAGCCTGTTCATAAGCAAAAGGATTTTCAAGTAAAGATTCCATATACTCTTGGTCATTCATGGATAATGTTCCTACTTCATTATTCATAGGAGCATCAATACCTTGAGCTACTTTCATTTCAACTTTAAGAGCATCAGCTTTTGTAAATGACTTAACATAAGCAGCTACTTTCATCTGTTGTGCATAAGCATCTCCAAATGTAGAACCTACAGCATTAGATGCAGTAAACTTAGTGTTTCTAACAAACTGAGAAACATCATTACTTGCCTCAAGTATCTTTCTGAATAAGTCAGCTACATGAATCTGTCTTTCAACAAACTCATCATCTCTCATTAGGTCTTTCTTATCCTCATTAGCACTTCTAACAATGTTATATGCCAAATGTTCTCTATCAAGCTCCTCAGGCACAACTTTATTTAACTCCCCATCAACCTCATAAGTATCTAATACATTATCTATCACAGAGTTAATATCAGACATACCATTATTAAAGCTGTATTCACATATATCCTTAATAATAGGCTGATTGAATAACAAACCGATATCCTCAGTAGTAAAACCAAGTCTTGCTAACATTGCACCAGCATCAGCAGTAACAGTATTCAAGTTCAAGAAGTTAAGTACAGGGTCTTTAACAGCATCTACTGATGCAGCTAAGAACTCAGCAACATTCAAACTTGTATCTATCTCACTATTGTGTAATAAGTCTGCATAAGTCTTGCCTGCAAATGAGATAGCTTCTTTCAAATAGAATTCTTCCATCAAAGATGCAAAAGCATGATTAGTATTCTGATTAGCAAATATACCAATCAGCTTACCTGCAACATTATTCTGCTGATTGTAAGTAACAATAGTCATAGGGTCACTAGGGTCATAGTTAGGTTCTGGGTCTTCCAGTTTACCTTCATCTATAGCTCTATTAATACTAGAAAGGTCAACAGTGCTAGAGTTATGGTCAGTAATTACATTACCAAACATTAACACCCTCATCATTCTAGCTGCCTTTGAAGCATTACTAAATCCACCAGGGGTATATCTATCACCAAAGGTTTCAACATCACTTAATCTCTGCTGAATTAGATGAATAAGCATGTTGTTTCTACTAGCCTTACTATTCTCTAATGGACTCTTACTAAAATCATACTCTTCAAATTTAATATAACCTCTATCAGCTACAAACTGATTAAAAGCTGCTTGATATGTATAAGGTAATCCAGCCTTCTCCCAATACTTATATAGTCTATCTAATGATTCAGTATCTTCTTCTCTAGCTTCTTGAAGAACTGCCTTCAAATTAGAATATGTATCATAGAACTCTGACCATATGTTCTTTATTTCCTCTGATGTAAGTTGCTTTTGCTGATACTCATTTCTCATAAAGTACAACTTATCAATATCAAAGTCAAAACCTGCAATAGTAGTTCCCTGAGGTGGTACTTTAATAGTACCTCCAGCAGTCTTATGACTGAATCTTTTCACTCTCAGATTAATCATTGAGTAGTCTCTTTCAGTTGGAATTCTATATGCAAGTAAACTAAGTATATTAGGATAGGTCTTTTCAAGTAATGTATTACCATCTGCATCAACCTTTAATGTACCATCTTCATTACAGTAGGTTCCAAAGTCAAGAGAATGCTCTTTACCAGCATTATCAGTATAGGTCAAATCCCAAGGAATCTCACACTCAGCATACAGTATGTTATTAGGATTATTGGGGTCTATTACATATCTCAAACCTCCATCTTCTTCATAACCAGTAATACCCATAGCAGATACTTGAACTGCACTACCACCTTTAATAGACTGTTTGTTTACCATCTTCTTGAAGAGACTAAAGAATAAAGCTGAGCTATCATGCTCTAATCCCCCTTCAAATAATGGTATAGTAAATTCACCTTTAGCATTAAGACTATAAGCCATAATGTTATCTTTAGACTCTCTACTATTATTAGCTGTAGTCTGAATTAACCTGTTGCTTATCTTGCTGGCATCTGATACTGCATTCTCAAACAAATGATAAGAATCAATAATGTTAGCAGTAATAAGAGAGTTATAGAATCTTACAAGATTACCACCATTCAACTTAACATTACCATATTTACCACCAAGATTAACCCTCTTTCCACCTATATAACTACTGTAGTCTTTAAACTTTCCTACCTTAGCCATAATAAGCTTTCTTACCTGAGTACCAAATAACTGAGAGCTATTAACATGCTCTGGAACATTAGTCTGGATTCTATAGTCAGCATAGCTTAACTGATGAACATAACCTTTATTCATTGCATCATTAATAGTCTTTGAGTCAACATTGCTAATATCAGTAGAACCAAATCCACCCACCTTAACAATCTTAGTAGAACCAATCATATCTATAGGCTCACTCTTACCAGTTTCAGGATTAACATGCTCTTCCATCCAATAAGCTATATCTCTTAACTTACTACCAGCAGGAAGAAGTTCAGGTATAAGAACTGCCTCAGCATACTTATGCTGAACAGGTATCTTTAACATATCTGCTCCATTGATACTATAGTTCTCAAAAGAGAATAAATAAGGTTTAATAGGTTGGAATATAACAGCTGAATCTGAGATAGACTTAATATCTTCCATTGAAGGATTTTCATCTTTGCCTATCTTGGACCTAATGGATTGTATCTGATTATAAGCTGCTTCCATTCTTTCATTCCACTTACCAGCCATACCCATTACCTTCTTATAACTTTCAAGTGTTCTATAGCCCTGACCATCTGTAAGAGTATTCTTCTTATACATCTTATAAACATCAGAGTTTTTACCAAAGTGACTAGCAATTGCTGCCATGAACTCTGGATCAAACTTCTCTGCATTTACATCAATATCATCAAAGTAAACTACTCTTTCAATACCATCATTGCTATATCTTTCACCTGTAAATGGGTCAATAGCTTCTACACTTAATGCAGAGCCAGGAGCATGAATTTCCTTATATCTCTTTTGAAGGTCTTTAGTTCCTTTATAGAAAGAAGGATCAATAGTCATCATCTGTAACTGTTGGATAGTAGCAAACTTTGTATTCCAGTAATAGTCTGATAATACTTGATCTATAGTTCTATTACCCTTAACTTCTTGACTCAAATAAACATACTGACTATTTTGCTGTTCAAGCACTCCTAATGTATTAAGTTGTTGCTTGAACTTAGTAACAGAATCATCCAGATAAGCTCTAATAGCTTGTTTAACAGTCTGTTCAATGTTACTTTCTTTAATCATTCCAGCATACTTAGGTTCATTTAAGAAGGGAAGTAGGCTAAACTTATCTGTATTTCTTGAGAAGTTATCAATAGTCTTTAACCCTTGGTCCTGCATCTTTCTATTAGCAGCCTTGGCTAACTCCATTTTTCTCTTCTCTTGAATATAGACATTGTACATACCATCAAGTATCTCTTGACCACCATACCTTTTAGCTTTAATAAACTTAGCTACTCCACTATCACCTAAGATGAATACAGGATACCAAGCATATTGACTATTAGGACTAATTTGTTTCTCAGAGAAATACTCATTGAGCATTTGTACTATATGCTGCTTACTAGTGAAGTCTTCAAACTTAAGTTTATCTGTACCTAAGAATCTCTTAAAGGTAAAGTTTGCAGCAAAATTATCTTCAGTACTTAAATCACTATTATAGAGTTCTTCTAACCACTTGTTAAGTATCTTACCATCATATTGAAAATAAGATGAGTTGAGGTAAGTAGTTTCAAGCATAGCCTGAAGTCCTTTCTTGTCAGCAGCTTTCACAAAAGAAGTTATCTTATCAAATCTATCTCCCATGAATGATGGGATAACATTACTAAAGAATGTATTATCACCATATCTAACTCTACTTTCAAGTTTTAGCCCTTCTCTACTCTTAGCAACTATTGCCAGTACTTTAGTAATCTTTTCTCTGAGGACACCTTTCTTCTCATTACTAGAAGCTCTTTTGATAAGCTCTTCATAACTAATCTCCTTTTTACCTTCTTGTTCTTCTTTAGTTAGATTGAGACCAAACTTAGCTGCACCTAACAGCCCTTTGTTTAATGCCCTAATATCTCTGTTTCTAGACATTATTCTATCTAAAGTTTCGCCATCTATATCAATACCAAGAGACTCAGTAGCATCAATTAAGAACTGTTTCCTCTCTAATTTAGACATCATCCAGAACTTTGATTTCTCATTTATTCTTTCAGGTTCTGCTAAAGTATCAACTATTTTATTCTTAATTCTCTCTAGTCTAATTGGTATAACTCTAGTACCAATACCACTCTTTTCAAAGATACTGTTCCTAGGATTAACTACCTTACCAAGTTTAACTGAAGTTAAGAATGAACTAAAAGGAGTATTACCCTTAATTCTATTAAGTAATGCTGTCTTATAGGTTCTTATTCTACCTTCCTGCTTTTCAGTTTGTATAGAATAAGGCTGAAAGTTTTTCTTAAAGTCAGTATAGAATTGAGTTCTTATTTGAGGATTTTCCAGCTCTTGCATAAATGGAGTTACCCATCCAGCAGTACTACTATACTCTCTAAGAGCATTCATCATTTCAGTTTCACTGCCTACACCTCTAAGCACATCAAGTAATTCCTGATGCATTCTTACAGGGTCCTGCATTACAGGGAAACCTAAATCATCCAATACAACTTCACCATCCTTATATACTGGAACTCTACCAATAACCTTTCTAACTTGCTTTCCAACTGAGCCAAAAGAAGACTCAAATTCAGCTTGTTCCACCCAACCTTCTCTCTTAGATTCTTCCATAACAAACTTCTCAGTCATATCATTCTCATTGAAGTTGTTAGGATTGGAATCATCAGCAAAGTTAATGCCTTGACCTAATTTAAGGTCTTCTGCATCTCTAATTCTAATTTTTGCAAAGGATATTAAGGCTCCCCAGTTATCAAATACCTTTTGGTATTTAGCTGCTGTTTCAGTATCATTCTCTTCTATAGCATCACTATATTGTGATTGAAGAGTATCATATATCTCATTAAAGATACCAGCTACACCACCAGCTTGTTGTCCATCAACAGTGAATCCAGCTATAATATCTTTTCTACTTACAGAGGGATATTCCTCCTGAACAGCATCTACAATGTCTGAGAACATGGTGGAAATCATACTGATTCTGTTGAATCTCTCTTCTGCATTAAAGTCATCTCTTAACTGTATATAAGACACAGCAGGACTATTTATAGCATCAAGAAGTCTCTTAGAGTCTTCTTTACTAAGACTCCTTCTAAACTCAATAAGAGTTTCAGCAGTTGGAGTTTCAGCTTCAGGATTTCTTTCCTGATATAAGCCTCTAAGATTAGCAACTAAGTATTTATTCCATCCTGTTACCTTGCTAGCTATTACATCATCCAGACCTTTCTCTGGAGTATAACAAGTCTTACTCATATAACATTCAATTAATTAGTTAATTACTTTGCAAAAGTAGAA